TTTATTAGAATCTAAATAGATTTGCTCATTCCAGAAGTTTATATTTCTTCTAAACTTTCTACCATCAGCATAAACGTGATCTTCTGTAGTTATTTTCCATTGGTCAATATTTGGTACAGCATCTTTGATTACTTCGTTTACTTTTTCTGCTAATGCAGAATATGGTCTAACAATGTAATCATCAGAATGAATACCAAGTAATTTACCATTATCTTTTCTTACAAGTGCATACCTGTTTACAGATTCATATACTTCTTGTTCGTCATTTAAAGTATCTGCTACATATTTTAATTGTTTTTTCTCAACTTCAAAATACGCACTTGGATCTATTGTGAGTAGATCATCTTGTTGTATTTGTATATTTGTTTGCATACGACCTCTTTCTTTCTTTCTAGTTAATCAATCCCCCTCATTCGAGGGGGATCTCACGCAGTAACTTCCACCACCACCGTACTGCAATTTGATTCTTAATCAATCACCAGGTTTTAGCTAATATCGTTAAGTCTAAAGACTGAAATTACCGATACAATACAGGTTCTAGGTTACCTATTGGATTGAGGCCGAGCAGCAATTGTTTACTGGTATACCTGGGCCTATCAGGAGCTATCCTGCCAATTCTATTTTTTACGTTTACGTTTAGTTGGCTTAACTTCTGGATATAAAGTTTTAACATCAGTAAAACTGCTAATCCATTTTTTATGTTCTTTCCAACTAAATTTTTTAACTTTTTGTTTCTTTTCTTTTGTCATTAAACCACTCCTCTATCAATCCAACTTTAAATTTATGAGTTCGTGATTTTTGTTTATCAGCAAACTCTTGAGCTTCTTTTTCATATAAAAAACATCTATTGGTAAACAATCTCCAATCATCTTTTTTTTTTAATGAAAAAATTATACAATACATTATAAATCTCTTGTAATACTAAATTTATATGTATCGTTAATTATTCCAGCAGCAAAAACTAACATATGCCAAACATATATATCGTAAGTCATAGCTCTAGTTTTACAAAAATTAAAACTAAGATCTTGATTATCGTAATCCTTTTCCGTTGGCATATTTTTATTTAAAACAAAAGTTTCGCAACCTGGTTTACCATTCATAAGAATGTAATCATCAGTAATCTCAATATTAGCAAGATTACCACTTGCAATGCCATCAATGTATTCAGCTTCTTGTTGTAAAGCTTTCCATTGTTTGTCATTAAAATTTATATATTGATGCCAGTAGTTAGTATATCCCATTATTTTTCCTTTCTTTTTGCTTGATCTAATTTAAAGTCATATCTTGCATCTTCAGCATTTATAACTTCAAATGCTATGTCTTCTTCTGAATTAATACCAAGTTCTTTTAATCCTTCTTCAAACTTGTTAGTATCAATTTTACATTCAGCATAGTCTGTCTGTAATTTTTCGAGTTTATCTAAAAACTCTAATTTATTTACGCCCATAATATTCCTATACAGTTATAATCATTACAATAAGTAATAACAAAAACAGTATACATCCATAAAACTGTATACTTGTCATATTATTCCTTAGCAGTTTTCTTTTTGATTTCATACGGCAGCTCCACTTTTTCAGGCATATGCTTACCAATAGCTATACATAATCCTATGAAAGCTCTGATTGGAAACATAATAGCTGTCCATATCCATTGTGCTAATACATTCATTAGCCAGTTCTGTAGTTTATTCCACATTTTGCACCTCTTTCTTATTTATTATTATACACTTATTACTTGTTATTGCAAGACATTCGGCAGCACCTCATGTTTTTGCCCCACCGAGTTCCGAATAAATCGAAACACGATAAAAAAATGCCCATGGCTCAGAGTCGAGCCACAGGCAATGTTTGTATTGTTATGCAGATAGCTTACGAGCTTCTGCTAACAACATATCCTTCTCAGCTTTATCAACATAAATCTTATCAGTAACTGAAGTTCTCTTGGAAACAGGAACATAAGACTTACCAAAGATGTCTTTGTATTTCTTCTCAAGAGTATCAACAATTAGCTGTGATCTTCTGCAATTCAAAGATTGCACTTTGTTTCTGAAGATCAATGATGATAATTTACCTTTGGTAATTTCTGTACCAACATCATCTCTTACAGCTTCTCTAGTAAGTTCTTTAGTTTTGTCGAGAGAAGCATTACACATTTCGTTGTGTCTATAAAAACTGCCATAAATAGAATCAAAATTCCATTGTGCAATTCTAGACCAATCTTCATTATCAATGAAAGGTGTAATAATAGTATCAACCAAAGTATTGATACCTGTTACCATACTAGTTTCAGATTCATCTAAAACTAATTCCATATTAGCAAGTCTGCTATCTGGATCATCTCTGTAAGTTTCTTTTAGTGTCGACATAATTTACTCCTTTTCGTTAGTTTGTTTGTCATTATTTAATTTATATACTGCGTATGCAATCAACCCAATGACAACAGGTGATAGCAGTATACTAAAAATGGCACCTACAAAGTAACATGCCATAATTAATATCGAAATACCTACAACTTTTAACAAGTTAGCTAGTTTGGACATTCTCACCTCCATAACAAGTTAGTTCACTATCAATCAATTTCACCTCATCAGTATTACCTACCGACTCAGCTACATCTCTCTTGATAGCCAACTCCTCAACTCTCTTAATCTTATCAGAGTCTTCTCTTATCTTAAAATAAGTCATAAGCTCTGAAACTCTATCATTAGTCATAATTACCTTTCAGTTAATAGTTAATAAATGCCCATACACGGACAACTCCGTATTCACTAAAGAGGCTCGTTGGTGCAACAGCTTGGCACATTCATGTGCGACACTCGTGTCTTCTTACCAAAGTAAAGCAGACACAGTGTCCTGTTGTTCCAATGAGGATTGTTAGTGTACGGTTAGTTGTACCGTGTGCCGTGCCACGGCGAGTGGCATTCTTTTCTGTGAGGGCAGCGACTGCCCGAACAGCAGCGACCAGGATCGTTACCCCTTTGGGGCCAAGACCTTGGGCTTGGGGGCGAAGCCCTAGAGCCTGTAAGTCGCCCATACAAGATATAGTATTGTGCGTAGCAACAAACACAAGAGAGCTAATATAATGCTTGACAAGGAGGAATCCTACCCTTACGAACAGTTAGGGGTAGAATAATAAAAGCGTTATATGAGCGAACTCACAGAGAAACAGAAGAAGCTAGTAGATACAATCGTAACAACAGGTTGTAGTATAAAGGAAGCAGCTAAAACTGCAGGATATTCAAGTAAAGGAAGCGAAGAAGCAGGTCGTGTAAGTGCTTCTCGCACACTACGACTTCCAAAAGTACAGACCTATATGCAACAAGCAATAGCTCGTACACTTGGACTAGGTGCAGTGTCAGCGAGTAGGAAACTTATCGACCTGTCTTCAGGAGCTAGGTCAGAGTATGTCCAACTCGAAGCAAGTAGAGACATACTCGACAGAGTAGGACTAAGAGCTCCAGACAAGGTAGCACATAATATCCAAGGGGACATTAAGATTAACATCGACCTTTCTTAAAAAGTGACGGTACAGAGTACCGACTTTTGCCCTACTCGGAACGAGGGGTGGGGGCAAAAACGCCATCGTCTAGATGACTAGTGGAGTTACACACACAACAGGGTTGATTTTAAGCACACACTAGGATAATCGTTAAACATGGCTAAGAAAAAGTTTGACGTCAATAAGGTTGCCCATGAAACAAGGGCGAAATACAAACGGACTAGTATATCTAGTCGAAAGCCAAAGAAAAGTTCTATGAACAAGGCTAAGAAAAGGGATTTCAAAAAATATAATAAGCAAGGCAGATAAGTGCGTTTTATTTTTTTTTACCCAAAGGTAAGGTTTTTATAAGGAGAATATTAATATGACTAAAGATAAATTAAAAAATACTTGGAAACAATTTACTACTGGTTTTAAAGATGAAAATATTTTATTAAAAGTTGCTAATAAAGTTGGAGATAACATGAACAAAGGTGCTAAAGGAAGCATGTCTGGTTATCAACTAAATATTGGATCTAAAGGAATTAAAATAAAAAAAAGTAGATAATGGTTGCTAAAGTATACCAAAATCCAAAAGGTGGTTTAAATGCTAGAGGTAGAGCTTTCTTTAAAAGAAAAGAAGGAGCTAATCTAAAAGCTCCTGTTAAAAAAGGAACTAATCCTCGTAGAGTATCATTTGCTGCAAGGTTTGCAGGAATGAAAGGCCCAATGAAAGATGACAAGGGTAGACCTACTAGAAAAGCATTAGCATTAAAAGCTTGGGGATTTGGATCTGTAGAAGCTGCAAGAAACTTTGCAAACCGAAATAAGAAATCAAAAGCATAGGAGAAAGATGAGTACTGTAAACAAAGCAGGTAACTATACGAAACCTGGTCTAAGAAAAAGATTATTTAATCAAATCAAATCATCAGCAACACATGGAACTAAAGCTGGACAATGGTCAGCTAGAAAAGCTCAATTACTTGCTAAGAAATATAAAGCTGCTGGTGGTGGATATAAATAATGGCATTAGCTAAATCTCAAAGAAGTTTAAAAGCTTGGGGAAAACAAAAGTGGAGAACCAAGTCTGGTAAGAAGTCTTCTGAAACAGGAGAAAGATATTTACCAGAAAAAGCTATTAAATCTTTGAGTGCATCTGAATATGCAAGAACAACTGCTGCCAAAAGAAAAGGCAAAGCTTCTGGAAAACAATTTGTTAAACAACCAAAAAGCATTGCTGCCAAAGTTAGAAGATTTAGATAAATGGATTATATTTGTAAAATATGGAGGGATGATACCCTCAAAAAAGAAATATTGTTTTCTGCTGATAATGATGTTATAGCTATGCAGAAATGTAGTGCTGCTATCCCAGACGGATGTAGAGCTACATATTATGAAATAACACAAGAGGAGAAACAATGCCTTACGGAAAAGGAACCTACGGTTCAAAAAGAGGAAGACCAGCAAACAAAAGCAAAGGACTAACAGGAAAACAAAAAAATTTACCTGAAGGTTTAAAAAAGAAAATAATGTCTGCCAAGAAAAAGTAATGGCAACCAAAGCTGAAAAATTGCATATGGATAAGGTAGCCCAATTAGGGTGCTATGTTTGTAAAGCACCTGCTACCTTACACCATATTAGAAACAATGGTAAAGGTAATGTAGGTATGGGAAGAAGATCTTCTCACTTTGAAGTTATTCCATTATGCTTTGAACATCATCAAGGATGTACAGGTATACATTTAGATAAAAAAAATTTTATAGAAAAATATGGTACAGAAGCTGAAATATTACAAGCTGTACTACTAGAACTAAAGGTACAAGAATGTCGTTCCTCAATACTTTAAGTTTAAAAGACAGAAGAAGACTTCGTACTATTGTTAAGAATACACATCTTAAACATTATCCTACGCATATGATAACCGACAAAGAAGCTGATAAATTAGTAGAAGCTTTTGGAGAAGAAACTATCTACAAACTGCTTAAAGCAAATGTAGGTACTAATGTCGATTAATTTTAATTATAAACCAGAAGGACAAACTTTAAAAAAGTTTATGAAGTCTGATGACTTCTTTAGAGGATTACGAGGGCCAGTAGGTTCTGGTAAATCTGTATCTTGCTGTATAGAAATATTTAGACGAGCATTGTTACAAGAAAAAAATGCACAAGGTGTTCGTAAATCAAGATGGGCAGTAATAAGAAATACAAACCCACAGCTAAGAACTACAACAATTAAAACTTGGTTAGATTGGTTTCCAGAAGATACTTGGGGTAACTTTGCTTGGTCAGTACCTTATACTCATAAAATACAAAGAGGTGATATAGATTTAGAAGTTATATTCTTAGCTCTTGATAGACCAGAAGATGTCAAGAAACTATTATCTCTTGAGCTTACAGGTGTATGGGTAAATGAAGCTAGAGAAATACCTAAGTCTATTATAGATGCTTGTACTATGAGGGTAGGTAGATTTCCATCTATGAGAGATGGTGGTGCTACATGGTATGGTGTTATTGCAGATACCAATGCACCAGAAGAAGATCATTGGTGGCCTATAATGGCAGGTGATGTACCTGTACCAGATCATATATCTCGTGATGAAGCTTTAATGTTAATTAAACCAGACAACTGGAGTTTTCATACACAACCATCTGCTTTGATTGAAAAGAAAAACAAAGAAGGTTTTACAGAAGAATATATACCAAATG